CGCCACCGATCCTTAAAGCGTTTTGGGATCATAGGCTAGTTAAATACGTTAGATACTGTCCGGTATAAAACGGACTTTCGTGGTCACACGAATCACTTATCTGGTAAGCTTAACCCATACCAGTTCAGTTTGATTAAGTATTTAACTTATTCCGCTTGTCAGAATAAACGAATGGATTGGAGTTGGATTTCTAGTGATGGGTCTAGAACAAAATTTGCTCAAGACGGTAGCGATCTTGAGGTTAGACTTATCGAACCGCGATTTGATAAGTATAGCTACGTGGTTTCTCGGCAAACAAATGGATGCACTAAATCAAATGATGATATGTATATTGAAGCTTTTGCCCAGATTTCTGCCAAGTGGATGTTAATAGGAGATAATATTTTGCAGTCGCATAATGGTGATCCACTTTATTATGAGGCTATAGCTAGAATTGAGCTCTCTTTGCCATCAAATCAAAGAGGCAATTTTAGTTTTTTTCCCTGTATAAGAATTCCGCAAGATCGTGGGTTACCTCGTCCTCCTCAAGAGATAGTTGGTGCCTATCGAACATGGGATGTTAAGTATTGGCGTAAGGTGTATGGGATAACATTTTACGCATTTGAATGGGCATCTATCTGGAAAGAGGTTCGTGTCAATGGTGAGCCAGTCTATGGAAGTCTGTCCTGGGATAATTATGGGTATCTTAATTCTCAGGACAAGGATGGCAGAAACAATCCGCCGACTTTGAAAATGTTATGTATGAGGAAATTGTCGTGGACAAATTTGGCTTTTACTGGTGATGAGGATGGAACATTTACTGTGCATGCTGTCTCAAATTTGTACCCGAAGAAATTGCCTCAAATGGTTGATCGGTTTGATAAACCAACTAGGTACATAACGCAAAATATGAAATCTCTTGAGCATCTCATACCAGGTGCTCTTGATATGTTGTACTATGCTATGGGGACGCGTGAACATTTTTCGACGCACGTGTGGGATTATGAGACTGAGAAAGAACGTGCTGTCCATACAGTACGAGTTGATACTGCATCTGGTCTCCGTAATGGACCTCGCTTGGAACAAAAAATGGAGGGTGGTGTTCGAATTGTTGCTAGTGCAACTGGAAAAAAAATGGAGCAAATGCCATATGCTATTGGTGAGTTGGAACGTACTCGTAAGATACTTTTAGATAATCCTAAGTATGTTCCTCAGGATGCTGCTGCTCAGATATCACTTAAAGATGAGGCCTTTAATAAGTACCAACTTCCACGTGAGGAAGCTGAGAGGCTTGAGTATAAACTTCGACCATTTTATATACTTAGCCTTTTTCAGTTGCTTATGGCTTTTATGGTTAATAAGTTTAGGCAGACTGTTGAACGTGGTCGTGTGATTAAAATAGGTATTAATTTTTGGTTTGGTGGTGCTACTGCGTTTGCTATGAGTATTGGCGCTGATGATCCTGAAATAATATTTGAAGATGGTGATTTTAAGCATTTGGATGCAACGATACATATGATTTTGTTGATGCTTTATGTCACTCAGGCTGCGGTTTATTTTGCTTGGAATGGTATGACCGAGCAGAATGTACTGTTGCTTCGTGCTTTTCTTCGAATTTGCTCAGAACGATTATCAATAAAGGTAACTCACATATTCTCTACGATATGGAGGGTTATATATGGTGGTATGCCCTCCGGAGCTTTTGAGACGTCACATGGTGATTCTTGGATTGTTGCATTTTTGTACTTTCTATATATCCGTCAAGTGATGGAGCGTCATCCTGATCGTGTTGCTCAGATTCGTGAGCTATTTCGATTGTTTAGGTGTGGGATTGTTGTGTATGGAGATGATCATGTTTTATATACTCATCGTGACCTGAATGACATTATAAATGAAGCCGGTTTTGCGCGTTTTGTAGCTGAATTTTGGGGAATGTCGATCAGAGACATGCATAGGGCTGACTTCATTACACATCCTAGTCCATATTCTGGACAAATAGAGGTGTATGGGATAGTGTTTCTCAAGCGGTATTTTGTTTTGAGAGATGCAGTTTTTACTAAGAATGAGATTCTCACACACGATATCTCTCCAATTTTACCATATAGGCCATTGGGAGCTTTAGTAATGAAATTGGCTTATGGTAAAGCTGAAGAGAAATCAATTGTAGAGTACATTGTGTCTTCTATAGGTATGGCATATGATACCCAGGGGACAAATAAAATGGCCTACAATTTCTGCAAACATGTATTTCAAGAGTTATCATTGCATGTTGATGGTAATATTAAACAGGTACTTGTTGATTTCATGCATAAGATAATGGAGGAGGGTAAGGATGCGTATATCACCCGACTCATGCGCACTGCTGCTATAACAGAGAACGATATTGTTAGAGGATTTCCAAGTTGGCTTGATCTAATCTCTAGACATCGTTATCGTTCTGATATTGCTGATCTTAGTAAGCAGAAGTTGGCGCCTGAGTATGAATCGTTTGCAGATTATTAAGAAAATCTTGGCCTGCGGGCTTTCTTGAAATTGAGGAATAAACCTGTC